GACGCTGCACGACACCCAGAAGATACAGTGTGGTATAGCGTATGAAACAACTCCAACCTATCTCAATTGTAGCGCCCGGATTTAGTGGTTTAAACACCCAAGATAGCGGCGTTACATTATCTAGCGACTTTGCTCAGGTAATCGACAATTGTGTTATTGATAGGTATGGTCGGTTGGGCGCTCGTAAGGGTTGGGAGATGAAGACAACTGGTGGGTCTTCTGCGCTCGGAGGCTCTTACATCCAGTTCCTGATGGAGCATATCAACGCTGACGATACAACTGTTGTCATCTCTGGTGGTAACAATAAGTTGTTTAGCGGTGGTGCTAACGATAATGCGTTAACAGATATTACACCAGCAGCATACACGATTACACAGAACAACTGGAAGGGTGCTTCTCTGTATGACCATGCCTTAATCGTACAAGACGGTCACGAGCCTATTGTGTACTCAGAGGGTGCTGCTACTACTTGCCAAACGATTACCAACTATCTGAATACAGAGAAAGGTATCACAGCAACCCAGAACTATGGCATAGCTTACCCACATGATGTGTTAGCTGCCTACGGTCGTTTCTGGGTGCATGACGGTGAAACAGTTTACTGGTCAACAGATATTGCCGACACTACCTTCCCTGCTTTTAGCGGTGGTACTAGCGGTGTGTTGAATATTGCAGCAGTAGTGCCTAGCAACACAGATAACATCAAGGCAATCGCTGCTCACAACAACTTCTTGATTGTCTTCTGCCAGCACAACATTGTTATCTACAAAGGTGCTGATAACCCTCTCGGTGACTTCTCTTTGTCAGACGTTATCGTTGGTGTTGGTTGTATTGCACGAGACAGTGTTACCAGTACAGGAACTGACATTCTCTTCTTGTCTGACACAGGTATTAGAAGCTTAGGTCGAGTTATTCAGGAAAAGTCAGCACCTATGCGTGACCTGACAAAGAATGTGCGCGATGATTTGGTTTCAGACATTGCACTAAACAGGCTGTCAGATTCAAAGTTTAATGACGTTAAGGCTGTTTATTCTGAGGTGAATGCCTTCTACTTGTTGTCATTCCCGTTGTCATCACGTATCTACTGTTTAGATATGCGTCAACCACTGCAAGATGGTAGTGCTAGGGTAACAACATGGAATGCATTTAAAGCTCCTGCGTTTGTTCGTAGACAGAATAGGGACTTGTTAATTGGTAAGCCTGATGGGATTGGGTTGTACAAAGGGTATAACGATAATGGCGCTACTTATCGTATGCGTTATTACTCACAATATCTCGATATGCAATCACCAACAACCATTAAGATATTGAAACAGATTAAGTCAACCATCATTGGTGGTGGTAATCAAACTTTCATTATTAAAACAGGTTTTGATTTCAGTAACTCATTTGAATCATACGCTTTCACACTAGGTGACAGTAACTATGCTGAGTTTGGTACTGCTGAATATGGCATTGCTGAATACTCTAAGGGTATCGAGATCGACACAATTAAGAGTAGCGTAGGCGGTAGTGGTAACATTATCCAGATTGCTTTTGAAGCTGACATAGATGGTAAACAGCTATCTGTTCAGAAGATTGATATTTTTGTTAAAACAGGAAGGACAGAGTAATGTCTAGTTATACGAAGGCAACGGATTTTGCCACCAAAGATACACTTCCATCAGGTGACACAAATAAGATTGTTCGTGGTACTGAGATAGATGCTGAGTTCAACGCTATTGCAGTTTCTGTAAATAGCAAAGCCGACAAAGCATCACCAGTATTTACAGGCACTGTCACTATTCCTACGCTTGATGGTGCTGCCATCAACGGTGGTACTTATTAAGGATTTATTATGGCATGGTATGATTTTATAGTAGATGCTGGCTCAAAAGCGTTAGACAAAACATCTTGGACAGATGTAGCATCTAACGTTGGTTCTGCGCTAATTGCCCGTGACGCTGCCAAGTCTTCTGCGGCTGCTAACTTAGCGGCAGGTCAACAAGCAGCGGCTGCGGCTGAGTTTAAACCTTACAGTATTACCACTGGTTTTGGTACTAGCTTTTTCGACAAAGACAAGCAAACAGCAGGGTATGAAATTGACCCAGCACTTAAAGCATTCCAAGATACTTTTTACAAAGGTGCTGGTGAGTTTTTAGGTCAGGTAACATCAGACCCAATGGAGGCTGCTAGACGTTATCAAGCCACCCAGATGGGTTTATTAACCGATCCACGTTTGGCAGAGGATCAAGCCCTACGCGCACAACAACTACAAAGCGGTCGCATTGGTTTAGGTCTAAGCGGTGTCTCACAAGGCGCTGGTGCTGGTACAGGGTATGTTAACCCAGAGCAATACCAACGTGATCTGGCTCGTGCCCGTATCGACGCTGAAATCGCCGCTAACTCATACAACATGGGTCAAGCTGATATTGATCGTTCTATCTCTCGTGGTCAGGGTTTGTTGTCATCAGCGACAGGTATTGAAGAACTGGCTATGAAGCCTCTTACACTTGGTGCTGACATTGGTAACCGTGCTGCGGTTGCTGGCGCTCAGGCTGGTGCTAACTTGCTGGCTGGTGGTCAAGCTGCTGCTCAGGCAAACTTGGCATCTGGTTTGGGTACTGCTGGTATGTTTAAGAACATTGGTATGGCAGTTGGCGGTATGCGGTTTAATCCCAAAACAGGTGGTTACGATCAAGTAGCATAAGGAACAAAGATGGCTAATGAATTTGACGGATTATTTACAACACCAGATCAGGCACGTAGTGATTACTTGTCTCAGTTTATGGTGACGCCTCAGCAACAAGGTCAGCAAGGTTTGTTGCAGCAGGTTATTAGTACCATGAGCAATGCAGGCGCTGGTCTTGGTTATGCCTTGGGTAAAGGTTTCGGCGGTAACACACAGCAGGAACTAGAAGCTCAGGCGGTGCAGGATGCGATGGGTAAGGTTAAGAAGCTTGGCTTACAAAACCCTGCCCAAGAGTTCTCTGCTTTGAGTAACATGTTGCAGCAGAATCCAGCTACGCAGAAGCAAGCCTCTATTGCTCGCCAGAAAGCTTTTGACCTGAGCAAGCAAATGGAAGAGCAACAGCTTATAAAGAATGCGGCTAGCTACCGTCAAGAGATTGCTAACATGCCAGATAACTTGTCACAGGATGAGATGCTGGCGTACACTGAGAGAGCCGCTCGTAAGTATGGCAACCCAGAGCAAGCTTTGGAAGCTGTTAAATCTGATTATGCACGTAAGGCTGAAACCCAACGTGCTGCTGATGCTGCAAAGGTTCTGACAAGAGCGTTTGCTGTTAAAGATGCAAAAGGTAACGTCTTGTCCACAATTGATCCTGTTGTAGCTGAGTTGGTCAGTAAAGATAGAGAGATGACAAAACAACTTTTGACTGATCGCTTAAAGGTTAAGGATATTCAAACCAAAGTTATTACCGATGCAGATTCTGTCAAGTTGGTTAACGCTGTTACAGGCGAAACCATCCAAGAATATGGTAAGCCAACAGGCGGTGCTAAGACTAGCGTAGACTTAAACTTGGGTGATGTTTTTAAAGAAGCCTCAGCCAAAGCAGAAGGTAAAGCATGGGGTGAAGCTTGGGAGAAGATGGGTCTTGATTATACACAAGGCGCTACTCTGATGCCCTTGGTCAAAGATGTAGCCTCTGCTGTTAACAGTGGTCAAGTATTTGCTGGCGGGTTAGCTACACAGAAACTAGCATTAGCTAAATTTGCAGGAGCATTAGGTCTACCTGTTGATGAAGAGACTATTAAGAATACTGAACTTCTTCGTACAACAACAGCTAGGGCTGTCCAGAAGATTGCACGAGCTTTTCCGGGCTCACAATCAGATAAAGAATTGACTCAGTTATTGGCAAGTCAGGCTAACTTTGAACAAAACTTACCTACGATTATGCGTTTGTTAGGCGACCTCACAACAGAGATGGAAGCACAACAAATAACATATCGCGACCTAGATAAGTTAGGTGAGAACAGACGAACAGCTAACAAGAATATTATGTATGCTGAAACGCTAACTGACTTGCAAGAACTTAAACGTTTGAATGCAAAAGGTAGAGCAGGAAAAGCAACCGCAGCAGATCAAAAACGTGGTAAAGAATTGACTCTGAAATTATCAGGTCGTTAACAAGGAGATTGCATGGCAACCGATAATTTTGATTGGGAAAACTACCAACCACCGGAGATGACCGAAGCGCCATCGCGTGAGGAAATGCTGGCACAAGAGCAAGCAAGAGAGAAAACACGTGCTGGTATCGGGTTAGCTATCAACCCATTTTCCAGTATGTTCTTTGACCCTGAGCCATCAGCGTTAGGGACTACTGGCGGTATGGTAGGTAGTATGGCGGCTGCTTTGAATCCACAAGCACGTGTCCTGAAACCGTTGACCAGTCTTATCTCTAAGGTTCCAAAAGCGGCTCCATTTGCCCCTTCTCTGGCTGGCACAACTTATGGTACTGTCGCTGGTGTGGCTGCTGAACAAGTATTAAACCCAAATGCTAAACTGTTTAGTACTGAAACAGGTAAGAAGCTGGCTGGCTCGTTAGTTGAAAATGCTTTGTTTGACGTAGGTGGTAACCTTGCGTTTGCTGTTGGAGGCAAAACATATAACGTTGGTAAAGCTACACTAGAAAAGCTTGGGTTAAAGAAGAGTGTATTTCACGACGAAGGCGCTGCCGCTCGTTTGTTAGCCCAAGAGATTCTATCTAATCACGGCGCTACACTAACTCGTGGTCAGTTAACAGATAGTGGCACTGTTAAAGGTGTCGAAAGCTTGTTGGAGAAGTCTTCCGCAACCGACATTATGAATGCACGTAGTAATGCATTCTACAAAGCCATTAACGGTGAGTCAGTTGACATTCTAAAAAGTCTTGATGTCTCGCCTGACTTTAAGACTGCTTTGCGTGTCGGCGACCCTACACAAATGACTGTCGGTAAGCGATGGCAGGGTGTGGTTAAAACCGCTGAGGATGAGTTAAAAGCAACAGTAAAACCTGTTTATGCTGAGATGAGAGCGCAAGCTGATGGATTCATGGTTGATATGAAACCATTGAAGACGATGGCTCAATTGGAATGGAACAGGCTGGCTAAAACTAAGTTTGCTGGCGCTGGTGCTGAGAAAAAGAAAGTGCTAGAACAGATCATCAAACAGGATGACGTTGTAGACTTTGAGACAGCACATGATTTGCGTAGTGGATGGTCAGCAGCGGCTCGTGAGAGCGTTATTGATGGTGTACCCAACACTACCCTACGTGGACAGTACGAAATGGCTTCTAAGGCTATTAGCAAGCAGATGGATCGTATTGCTGTTATCACCTTTGGTAACGAAGAGCAAAAGGCTCTGGCACGTAACTTAGGTTTAAAAGGCGGTATTGATAGTCCTGCTGGTTTACGTACTGGTGAGTATCGCGCTGACGGTATTCAAAAACTTGCTGATCTAAACCTACCTTTCACTGAGGCTAACTTCGGTAACAACCCAATGCTGCGTAAGTACTTCAATGCACAGAAGGCTTACAGAGATGGTATGCAGGGTTTGTACAGTGACACAATGGCTGCGGCGATGAAACTGTCGCCATCAGATGTTGGTGGTTACCTGTTAAACATGAAGTACCCTGAGCGCCTGTTTGATGTCCACAAGGCTCTGGTTCAAGCTGAGAAGTATGCTAAGGGTTCATCTAAGGGTTTACGCCAAGAGTTGCAGTATGGTTACCTAGATCAGATGTTTAAATCGACAGATGATTTGGTTGGTTTTGCTAAGAGGTATGCGGATGATAAAGAGTTTGCAAAGACTTTTAACTTCCTATTCCCAGAAGGCGAAACACGCAAGAAAGTAACTGACCTGTTGAAAACTGTTCAGATTGGTTTACCAGAAGCGGCTCAGGGAACTATCCTACGCAATCGTGTGGTTGGTGGTGTTACTGGTGTAGCTACTGCTGGCGCTGCTTACTTAGCATTGAACGAGGATGCGCGACAGTATATTGACTTAGGTAACCTAGGCTTACAAGCTGGCGTGTTAATCATTACCCCACGTTTGCTTGCCAGAGCGGTGACAAACAAGAATGCTATGGATGCGTTAGCTGGTATAACCAAAGCTCAAAAGAACCCTAAGTTCGGCGGTGCTATCTTGGCTCACAACCTCCAAGTACTGCAAAATGAAGGTATCTTGAATAGTCAGTATATGAAAGAAGTAGATAGGATTCTGTATGGCGACCCTGATAAAGGCGAACCCACACCGGATACGTTTAGTTTTAGTCCACTAAACTTTGACTGGGATTCTTACCAGCCACCTAAGTAACAAAAAAGCCCCTAGGCAGAAATGCTTCGGGGCTTTTTTTTAGTCTTGAATTTCTAAGACTTCATCATCTAGTTCAGAGAACTCACCAATGTAGATGGAGAAGAATGGGATTTTGATTAACAACCCCTCATAGGCGGCAATAAACCGTCCTTCCTCATCACCTACCACATGACAAATGTTGTCGTTGTGTTCGATGTCGAAACCAATACCTAGGCGCATGTTAATGTGTAAGCTCATATTTACTATCCTCGTGTTTAATTCTTGCAATGATGTAATTCTTAACCAGACTACTACGAACAATGTCGGCAACCGAGAACTCAATCTCAGTGAACTCTTTCATTGCCCGTAGGATGGTCAAGAACTCTAACAAACCACTCTTATCGTTCTTCTTAGTCAGGTCAACCTGTCGGTAGTCACCACACAGGAAGAACTTAGACGTATGACCGATACGAGTAATGATTGTGTCTAACTCGTGCATTGTACAGTTTTGACTCTCATCAAGAATGACAATTGCATTGTTAAACGTGGTTCCCCGAATAAACGAGGTAGACAGAAACTCCACATACCCTTGTTCGACTAACCGATCCCATGCATCTTTGCGTTTGAACAGTTCAGCCGCAATCTGTTTATACGGCTCTGTAAACTGGTTCATCTTCTCTTCTGCATCGCCCGGCAAATGCCCCATCTCACGGCTCTGTACGCTGCTACGAATGATTACCAGCCGTTGGTATGGGTTAGACTTGTCCATGACCTCTTCTAACGCCTTGTAGAAGGCAATGTAGGTCTTACCCGTACCAGCCACCCCAGACAGAGCGCAGAAGTAATGACCCTGTTGGTAGGCGTCAAAGAACTCTTTCTGTTTCTCTGTTTTGGGCTGAATTGTAATCATGTCATCCAGACGCATCTTCAAGCTGTTTTGTTTTTGTTCTGGCTCTACTACTCGTTTTTTTGTTACCATTTAAGCTGCTTTCCCCCATACATCATCCCAAGTACCCTTAGTGGCTCCTTTGGAATAGTCTGTTACACGTTGTTCAAAGAAGTTGGTATGACTAACACCAAGCATACCGTCAACCCACGGCAGAGGATTCTTCTTTACCTTAAATACGCCTTTCATTCC